GGGGGCACGGGGTGGAGATTGGGTGTCCTGATCCCTCGTGCCTATAGGGGCTCGGTAACACGCCGAGTGGAGGAAGCCATATTTAGAATTCCCTATGGTGAGGGCTCGCTCTGAACTGTCCCGGTATAAGGATCCAGGTCCCAGGTTTTATTAAAATGGTAGATTTGGTGTGTTTTAGAGTATCACCCTCTCAACGGGAGGAGCCTCACTGTCACGTGGGTCACCATACGCACAGCCCGTTTAGTCCACTCCGTACGACCTTGCCACAGTCCCCATCTCCATCGTACGGCCTGCCGACGGCGTAACGTTTCGAGTGTCGCTTCGAGGTCGAGGAGCCCTAGGAGTAGACAGCAGCCCAATGCCCCCTCCATCAACCTTCTCCACTCGTGGTGGGATGAGTGACGGGTTCGGGATCGGGCCAACTCGTGGCACATAGCGAGGTAATTCCTACAGGACTCGACCTCGCTAGTGGCGGTCTGTCCCCCCCCCGCCTCAAGTAGAGCATCGAGGAGTGTGTCTCGCCCCTCGACGAGGGTGATGAGTCGAGGAGGCAAGCCAGGAGCCAAGGCTCGCCCGTACACGTCCCCCACAGCCAAGGAGTAGTCGCGGTGCCTCCCCTTCCCTTTAAGAATCACCGCTGCGTCGACCCAGCCCTCCCACTCGCGCGCTATGAGGCACGTCATTTCCTCCCACACAAGAGACAGGGTTAGGAGTCTAGAGTCAAGCTCTCTCCTTCGCCCCATCATGCGGAGGACTACAGTAGAGTCCGTTCTCCGAGAGATAACAGCGTGATTGATATAGGTCAGCGGGTCGGTATCGTCGTAATGGAGGTCGACGACCAAAACGCCCCCGGGGGGAAGATTCTGAAGCACTTTTTCTCTGACAGAGTGGTCGTTCCAATCTCCTCCCCGGTACCATGTCTCGACCAACTGGTGATATGAGTCCGCTAAGTTCAACTCTGCAACGATAGGAGGGACATACGGGTCTCCCGTAGCACAGAGACCCGGTATATCCCTCGCCAAATCAAGCCCCAGCACTTCGGGACACCCCGCCAGCGCGAGACTGGCTGCTGTTCCTCCGAGTCCGGACCCGATCACGATGGTAGGAGCTCGCGGTAGATACGGTGACACCCTCAACCAGAATAATAGGGCGGAGGATCCATACATGACCGCCTCACCCGTGTGGAGTTGGATGTCTCTGGCAAGAGTCTGCTCATAAGTCATCGGGAGAAGAGGGGGGTACATGTAAGGCCCCACAACCGTGGCGGTAGTAGTGATGGTAGAGTCTGCTATCAGGGAGGGAAGGGCGGCGTCGGGAGTGAGTATACGCACTCCTATCTCTCGTTCAAGCCCGCGCATTCGAGCGGACCGCACGATCTCTTGAGAGGATGATTCACACCTCCTTACGTTCGAACTGCGCGCTACCTCTCGGAATAACAACCCCACCGCATGGTCACCCCCACCCGAAGCTTCGTCGTGGAGTCTCCACAGTACTGCCGTGAGATGCGCCATCGTCTCGCGTCTCGTGGTCTTATTAGCGGCGACTGGGGACAGGCGCTTGTATCGGAGAGCCCACCTTCGCGCGATGTGAGGCTCGACGGCACCGGTGAGTACCAATCGTTGTAGACCCCTCAGTAAGAGCTGCGTGTGGGAGGTGAGAACAATAAACGGGGAGTCAGAGTCGAAAAGCACTACTCCGCGACCGTAGAAGATCCCGTCCGGGTCCTCGAGCAGTTCGGCAGCTCGTCTGGTCACTCTCGACGTTATTTTCGAGGTTAGGTCAGATCCGGCGTGATAATTTGGTCCCCCGAACAAGCGGAGGTTCATCATGGCCGGGTCCTCCAGAACTCGCGGGTGGCGAACATACGATTGGATAGATCTGGCGAGAATGGGAGCTACTTGGGCAGCTATCAGCCCCAGCGGAGGAGCATGGGTGCCTCCCCTCGCTGCCAACCATGTGGCGGCCAGAGCTAAATCCCCGACTAGGCACGCGAACCTGGTGAGCACAGTGTTTAACCCGTACCCCAACACCTCCAGTAAATCGATGTGGAACGACATATAACTGTAGCGAGGGTCCGCAGTTGCCATGCCGACGCGGACTCCCTTTAGAGAGTCCGCCATCAACCTTTCTAACGCCGCGTCCATGGATCGGTGCTCTGCTGGGTCTATCCTCCGGATTGTCATAATCCGCTCGACCTCACCAGGCCCTGACACTTGCCTGACCTCTTGTTCCCCGACGAAGGCCAGAGGGTTATGGGGGAAGTAGACCAATGGGAGAGGGCGATAGTCCGGAATGCTCAGCAGGCCTGCGGGAAGGGGTTCCAACCGCCCGGCAGGAATAACTATAGTAACCGCGTCCATCCCTCCCTCCCGGATAGCGGGGGAGAAGCGATACCTTCTCTCCAGTAGGGTCATAGCATACAAAAAGAACTCCTGGACCATGAGCGGATAGTCCTCTACCGCCCCACTAAGCGGGTCTGCATTGTTTGAGTTCAGATATAACCAAGAGGCGAAATTAGCATTGCCTAGCAATTGGGCTCCCCTATACCCCGTCCGAGCATCATATCGGTGGAACGGGTTCCCTCCTATGACTCGGGGAAGCACGTGGGTAACCTCAGTTAGGTCAAGCGACGACCTAGTCAGTCCTACGTCTCCTATAAGGCGCGCTAAGCCCCCCTCTCCTCTCGTTTGCGACAAGATCAACTGGAGCTTGCGGAGAGCGATCGAGGAGAGCGACGACCCAACCAACTTGAACCCGTGGTCTGATCTCTTCTCCCGTGTGGGGGTCCCGAGATAAGGTACTTCCGGCCCTCTACTGTCCAAACACGAGCCCCCCGTGTAGATCCCGACCACCCTTATCCCATTCGCAGTCGGGGGGAAAGAGTAATCCGTGGTAAAATCTATGGGGAGATGTGACGTTACTCCCACAGGGGTGACACCAGATGGCCCCCATTTCGACCGACAATATGTGATCCACTCGTACAGGGTGAGTACCGGGGGGGTCGACCCCCATTGACGTTCTCTCCACCGGTGGGTCAGATACGCCAACTGGCGACCTCCCGCTACTATCACCCTCGACACTAGATCGACGTCGGAGTTGGCCCGAGAGACGGTTTGAATCGAACGGGTGGATACGAACATGCGGGCTATTGTATCTTGAACCCCTGCCACCGAGCAGTCCCAAATGTCGCGAATGATGACAGGGTTAAACGGGACGATAGCCTTCAGATTCTCCTCCAGCGCCTCCTTAAACGCATCCACCGTTGCCCCTACGAGTTCCCGGACATCTGCGTTGCGCGCAAACTGCATGATCGCCACTTTCGTCCCCTCCGCTACCGAATCCGCGGGAGAGGTCGGCTTTGCAAGGGGTAATCCATACGGGTCTTTGATGAGCGACCCCACCTGGGGCTCAGGGTCAAAGAACTTGGGTGCATACGTCTCGCTGATTATGTCTTTGGCCCACCCTTCGTCACGACACATCCATACAGACCCTAGCGATTTAGAGAGAGGATCCCCGCTCCCTTTGTATGCGAAGTTGGATATCCCTAACGTCGGGAAACCCCCTAGCTCCGACGGCAGGGATAGACAGTACCTGATGAAGGCGGCCTCCCTCCATACCGGATCAAAGTTGAAGTGGTTATGATAACACCCCCAGGTTTCGGACCCCCTGATCATGTATAGTGCCGCCGAGTAGTAGGCTACCCACAAGCATACGAGCGGCTGTTTGCAACGCTCTGCCGCCGCTACCGCCCCGCTGAACACCGCGCCCACATAAGAGGCGACCGAGGGAAAGTCTTCCGAAGAAGTGGGGAAGAGCCGGCTCAAGAACTTGAGGGAGGTGTAGTACTCTGAACCGTTAGCGTATACGTTTTTAGAGTACGTAACCACGCTCGAAGAGGCGAGGCATTCCTCGGGTTTGAGGTCCTGATTTACAGAGGCTGCTGTCTCAGAGGCGCGGGCAGTTAGGGTCGCTGCCCACCAGTCTAACGACTGTTTCTCCGTCATACCCTCAAGTTGAGGCACATGAGCGCTGACGACCACATTGTCCCCTTGGATGGTTAACGTGTAGGAGATCTCGAGTTGCCTGAACGCCCTGTCTACCATGGCGACTGTGGCTATAGACCAAAGTTTCTGGATGATGCCCTCGAAACCCCCCTTGTGGTTGTACCAGAGGAGGTCGGACTCGGGTGGGTCAGCGCTCTCGACCCCCTCGGGAGGGAGGCCTGACACGCGGACCATAATTCGTGCCTCCTCAAAGAACTTGTGGCCCGTGGTGAAGACCCTACGAGTGCCGAAGAGATCGTTGATATCTCGACCGATCCTCTCGACAACCATTGCGCGCCACCTAAGGTTCCATCTGGATAGGTCCAACTCTAAGAACAGGGGAAGCATTCCTCTTTTTGGGGCGCCAGTCATCGAGAGGAATCTTAACTGAATCTCCTTGCTCGAGTCCGTCATTGTCAATTGCGGAACATAGGGCAGTATCGATTCAGCGAGATTTGCCTCGTGGAGGGTGAAGAATAGTCGCATCTCGAACACCATCATCGAGAACATCCGAGCGTTGAGCTTGAACTCGCGCTCCTTCGGATATAGGGTCACGACCTTCCAATCGTCCGGAATTTCCCCTCTCTCCACGATCCCTACTATTTCGCCGGGGCTCACCTTTAACCTTGCGAGCATCTCGAGGAGAACCCTTCTCTGTGACGAGGGATGCCGGGAGTTGTCCCACTGGCACGCTCTATCCCTCCAGTAGAAAGAGAGAGCCTTGTCGTCCATAAGGTCCAAGTAGTTAGGGAAGGTGTCCAAGACATGCTCCTGAGCGAACCTAACCCCAACCCAGTCGGATAAAGGGACGGATTGTCTCTTAAATCTTAACGACGAGGCACGCCACAGCAAGGCGAGCTGGGTCCCTTCGGCTGGGGGAGAGCGAAAGTTTGGCCACCGATGATTTTTTGCCACGAAACTCTCCGTGTAAATACCCATAAAGCTGGCTCTCGTCTGCTCAGCGTCCTCCCACAGTGTCGGGTCCACACTCCTAGCCTCCGCGGCAGAAGATAACCCGCCCTTCTTCGGGTCAATGGTAGGATGACCGCAACATTTCTGGATTCCGAATAGCTCTACTACCTCTTGGATGTCCCTAGTGTCTGCGAGTATAGCTGCAAAGCGGTCCGTAAGAAAGTCTCCTTCTGTCCCTAACCCGCGCTCCTTTGCTTTCACTTTCTCAACCATCTGAGTAAACCCATCCCCTGGTCCTGTCATTACGTCGCCAGCGCTCCGGGCCAGATACGCCTTCGATAGTCCCTCTGTAGATTTGGCAACGTCGTAACCCTTGTTCCCGTGGCGAAGGAGGCACTCCTCTTGCCACCTCCAGAGTCGTTCAACCAGTGTGCTCATCCTGGAAGTGGGGTAGAGCCAGCTTGCTGCTATCATCACCAGGGAGCGGGAGTAGACCATATCTTTCATCATAAGGACTTGCTCGTGAGATAGGACCTTCCACCCGATAGGGTCGGGGAATCGGATCACCCATACATTTCCGTCGGTCCACCCGCGGGCGGAGGGGAACTCCACCATCACGACCCCCCTACCGTGGGAAGCGAAATCTTTCTCCACTTGGTTTACTCCTTGCTCCCACCACAACATACGAGCCATCCAGTGGATGTGGTTAATAGTAGGAGCCGGGGGTTCTGGGATAATGTCACCGTCTGGGAGAGATTCACCCGATGCGCGGATGGAGGACCCAATCAAGGGAGCGATTACTGTCATCACCCTGTGTGATATCTTGCTCGCCATAGCCCCATCGACGTGGAGGATCCGGAGAGCCGCAGGATACTCTCCGGGGTTGAACGTCAGGTTGTCGACACCCCCGACCTTCTTGACTATCGCATCCCACCCTCCCTTCACCCCCTGATTCACCACGTTGAGTATGCGATCACGTCGTTGAGTATGGACTACTCTTCCCTCAAGTAAGGTCATCCTAACCTTGTCCAGGATCGACTTCACGGGCACGTCGAGAATGGGAGAGTCGAGGTACTTGTTGATGAAGAATATAGATGAGCGGGAGCCTAATCCTTCTCCGCCTAAGGAGTAAATACTCATCTTGGAGAAAGTATGTTATAGTTGCTCGATAACGGGTAGGCCTGTCAGGAGATGTGCTCCTAGTAGTCTCGGTTTTTCCTAAATGGGAGAGGCTCCCTTCCCCGAGGAGCGCCATAGCGCTTTTCCGCCAAGATGGTGATGACGAGATGTTGCGCGTCCCTGTCAACGATGATCGCGCTGGAGCGGTACAGTCTCTACCGTTCCACCATACCCTGCTAGGGTCCGACGCTTGGGGAGCTGTTCGAACAACTCTTTTGTTAGAATGGTGCTCCACTTCGAGGAGTACTCCACGGAATAGTGTCCGGTGGTGGTGGATAGGACGACGAGGGTAAGGGACCCGTCCGTGACAAGATGGACAGAGCGGATCGACCCTGGGGAGCCGCCCGCTACCGCTATGACCATCCGGTTGTAATGTCCGAGAGAGCGGGTCATGCTATGATCAATGAGTTCAGTGATCGTGAACTCGCCCTCCGTCAGCGCTGCTGCTAGAGGCTCCAAGCCATCCTCGTCAGGATCCCCTGAAGCATAGAGAGTGAGGAGGAAACACTGCATGGTTTTTCTTAGATAGGTGGTCTCGCGGGGGTAGTGCTCGATCGAGTGGTTAGTCACCTCGATACAAGGAGCGAAGCTCGTCCAACACATCCTCTATCCCGCTAGACGGCGCAATCTCTGTAGGAACGTCCCTAATCGCCTCGGCCGATACCCCTTCGTGTAGGGCAGTTAGATCGCCATTCAACTCTGCGACCTCACCGAGTGTGTGAGTCAACGCGGACAAGGAGGTGGCACATGATGCTAAGGTAGCGAACGCTTGGTCGAGAAGCTCTCCTAGGTATCGCATTTTGTCCACCGACGAGTCAGAACTCGCAGACCCCGCTCCATAGGCTGGCTCGTCGCGACCGAACGCTTTAGTCTCGACTAGTCCTATAACGCTCCGAAGAGCAGAGGAAGAAGCATGGACCCGGTCTAACATTCTTAGGATAACGTCGCGCTCGTAAGCGATCGCCGCGCTTTTGTCCCTCGCCACCAGTACGTTCCGCGCTCCTTGAATCACCGCCCCACCTATAGGAGACGTTCTGGTAGGAACGATCCCCCGGTGAAGAGCTCGAGTGCCTGCTGGTTGTGGAGAGAAGATGTCCGCTACCTCCGCGGGACCGGTGAAGGTGCATGTTCTAGCCCCGACTTCCAGGTGGGGAGCGAACCTGGAACGCCAGGAGAGAGGCGCTGAGTCTCCAGGTTGCGACTCGGTGGTGGAGGACGCTCTGGCAGACGAGCCATCAGGCTTCAACGCTTGACCAGACGCTCGATTCGGGTCTGCCATCCTGTCTGAGTGGGAAGATGGGGAACGGGGTTCGATAGGCTCGGTTAGAATACGCCTAAGGGACAGCTGGTCACCAGTGTCGTTGCGGAGAGACAGGTGGCCTGTGAGGCCTAGCTGGCGGGGCATTCTGGGCGGATTGTGCTCGCGAGGGTTCTCAAGTTAGATGGAACGAAACGGTGGTCTCGGTTTTTCTTAGATGATTGTTTCTCATCTCGCAGGGTCGGACTGCGTACCGAATACAGGCTCGCGTCTCCCTCTAATGGCGGGGTCGCTCAAAGTTGTCTTCCGGTCCCGAGGCTTCCCCGAATGCTTGCATCACTACCCCGAGTTGCTCACCATAATTGGAGAGGTTGAGGGAAGTGTCGCGCGGGAGGATTCCTGTCTCCCGGTCCACTAGTGCGGAGTTATCGGGCACATGTATCTCGCTTATCTCATCGCAAAGGTCCCGGTGGGCTAACGCTCTCTCGTGGAAATATCGAAGCATGGCCACGGCCTGGAGTAAAACCACCCGAAATATCGCCTGCTGCTCGCGCCCCGATACGGTGGTAGGATCGCCCAACACGTCAGGAGCTCCCAAGAGTCCATCGGAGCACTGGACAAGAGCCGCCTGCACGAGTTTAATATGTTCCGCAGTATCGTCGATGAGGAGAGCCCGAGCGTCAGCTACTGACTCGAGCTTACCGTACTCTCGCACGAGGAGCCCTAGACGCGTCAGGGATGACTCGTGTTTCGCCTTGAACCCTGTCTTCCTAGGGGCGGGGTGTTCAGTGTGGAGGGACATAGTGAATGGTGACGTAACGACGGGGCTAACTTCTTCTTCTCCTTTTAGTCTCGGTTTTCTTAAAATGGAGAGGCGGTCCGTCAGACTACGAAGGGTATCGAGGTTTGTAGAAGCATCGTGTGACGCTTCCCTTCACGAGTGCCCCTTGGGCGACTTGGGGCGATGGTCAGACCATCTCTCCGTCCTCTTCCTCCTCTTGGGCGGGAGGGACGATCGTCTGAGCTGCTTCAACCATCGCTCGGGCGCGCTCAAACTCTACCAAGACCGAGGGGATGTCCTCGCTGACGAACTGGAGGAGCGTGGGCGTTTCCTTCCCTAGCACCTTTACCGCAAGGGAGATCAACTTAGGCATGTTTTGCCGGCGGAAAATTGAGGTTTTGTCCGCCATGATGAGCTTGGCATACTTGCGATAGGCCACGTCGATCTCCAAGAGCGACTTGCACGATGACTCCCAAAACTGGAGGTCCGCCTGGATCGACGTAAGCCCCCATGCGAACTCGTAGGTGGCGAGGAAAGTCTTCACTATTATGAAGCTCTGGATTCCGGAGTACTCCAAGAGTTTAAACGTGGTGTTGAAGACCTCCATAAGGGGGCTCGCCGTCGAGGAGGCAAATTGGCAGAACCCCTTCACCAGGTGGGCTCGGATCGCCCCGTGGTAGTTCCACGCCGCATGGATTCCCGAGTAGGACGCAGGGGACAATTTTACAGCACCGCTGAGGATGGCGCTCTTCCTCCCCTCTAGGTACTTCCTCTCGATGGCCAGAGGCCGTTTGTCGGTAATAGACGTGACGTTCACGCCCGTCCCTTGAGTCACGATCTTCTTACCCATCAGGAAGGCAACGAGGGACAAGTGGCCAACAATCTGGTTAGCGTCCCTGCTTTGGCTGATATTGTACATGCTCGGGTGCGGGGATCCTGAGGGAAGCCCCTTGCTATCCATCATCGAGAAGAGGGAGAAGAGGGCTTCCGCCACTTTCGTCCTTTGATCGACCGATAGGGCTCCATCAAGCGCGGCCTTGTCGGTCGAGACCTCGCCGCCGAGCGCCCTGTCAACTTCGAGGAGATCTTGGACCGCTTTCCCGATCGTATTAGCCTCGTCGGACGAGATAGGCACCGCGGACACGCCGGGGCAATCGGCGAGGAGAGTTGGGAATAGGAGACTGACGTGGGTGAGGATGTAGGACATCCAGGCCGTCTCGTTGCCCGAGTCTGCGGCCGACCCGACGAGCGCCATGGCCAAGCCGAAATCTAGGGTCCTGTCACGGTGACCAGCCCCTTCCCCAGAGGGGAATTTGAGGTACGGGACGACGGTGTCCAGGGAACTCTTCCCCGGATCAACTCCGAGCACAGTGGGGACCAGGGTGGTCTTTTCGAGCGAGGTGAGGGTGCCCGCTAGTCCTTCCTGGCGTCGGGAGGCTTTGGACATGAGGTTCTCGTAGGCGGACGAGGGGGTCTGGCGAGGGTAATGAGCATCCATTGCGGTAGAAGTCGACTATTTCGAAGATGATCGAGGGTGAATGGATCGTGGTCTCGGTTTTATTTAAATCGCATGCCGGGAGAGTCGCCACAGCAGAGGCGGTGAGTTCCCTTCAAGACTACTCAGACACTACAATCCCATTTTCCTCAAGAACTCCGCCTTAGCGTTCTCGGGGGTCTGGGGGAGACTGCTGTTCCCCTGCTTCGGAGGAGCGGGGGCCTCCTCTTTCCCCTTCCCCTTCTCGGCGGCGGAGCGCGTAGGGGGGGAGGGGGACGAGACAGTGGCGCTGGTGGTTGCCCATGCGGGGATCGGAACCTCTTTCTTTTCCACTGCCTTCTGCATGAGGAGCTCGATCCCTGTCATCTGACTAGGATCCTTCTTCGGCGGGTGAGGAGTGACCGGAGCAGGCGTGACCACCGGGGGCCGAGCGTTGAGACTCTCAATCAGCTTCTCCAGCGACTCTCCTAATATCATGCTCCGCTGGACCGCCGTGTGGAGGGCGTTCTGAGACTGAGCGAGATGAGAGACTTGCTCGGACAACTGATCGATGCGCGTAGCGATGATCTCGTGCGCCGTCTTTACATTATCCCCGAGGTGGCTAACCATAGACGTCACTTGCTCTCGAAGGTTGGCAACTTGATTGGTCACCCCAGTAACACCTTCCATCCATTCAGACAGTTGAGAGGGGGAGACAGACAGGCGGTCGTCCTCAGCTGTCAGTCCTTTAGTCGCGGGGACTCTGGGGCCTCCCTTCCCGCTCTTTTTCCCCTTGGGCTCGGATTGAGGGGAGAGCAGACCGAACCCAGGGCGCGCCACGGGGCTTCGCGGGCTCGGCATGACGGGGATCGGGACAAGCGGATTGTGAGAGACTCGTTTAATTGAGCTATCCGATACATCCAGACTATCGGCTCCCAGGGCACTGGTTACGACCCCCAACTCCTCAGCGTCAAACTCATCCTTCTCAATTGCGGAAGCGGTAGGACCCATTTGGGACGGTTTGAATCAACAGTTACTAGGCGATTAGAACCTGCAATGCTAGCCCCTCGAC